GGGGAATCAATATCAGTAGAAGTAATTCTATAATTACATTCTAAAATATTATCCATTCCCGTAGCATGTTGAGTAACAGCAGCAGAAATTAAATGAGAAGCAGCTGTGGTTCCATTGGATCCACGAACAGCTCCTGTAAGATTCGCTGCGCCAGTTGTCGCAGATTTTCCTGTATATCTAATTGTTTCAGACCCTACTGTAATTGTTCCGCCTCCATCGTCAGCGCCAGGCATATCTTTGACCTCGGTCAAAGGAATATCTGTGACTAAATCAGTAATGCCTGCCGATAAAGTCGTTGTTAATCCATTAGAAGCACCATCTTGAGGGGATCTATAACTCGTATAAACATTTTGTCCTTCTACTAAAGTAAAACCTTGATTAGCCACTTCCCAATAATGAAGTCCTCTATTACTCCATTCAGAAAATAATAGATTTAAAGATCGTTTAGCTGTTTTGAGTTGATACCCAGAAACGTTTTGTAAACCGATTCTTTCGTAAGCCTCTTCTACGATCTCATCAACCGGAAGAGTTTTATCGAAAGTGTATGATTGAGAAGTAGTGTTAGCCACAAATCCTCCTAACCGTAGAAGACTGTAACTTTATCCACACCGCCCGTAACTGTACAATAAGAACTTGTTGCACAATAAAGCCCATTCCCCGGAACATCTATTTGATAAACAGTATCTTCACCTGCTGTTCCTGATCCTGCTGGTACATCAAATGTAGCAAGAGTAGTTCCACTTGCACCACCATCTTTAATTACAATGGTACCAAGTGCCGCTTCACTACAATAATAAATTCCAAGAACTCTACTTGGTCCAGCAAATACTGCTCCTGAGGTTGTAAGATGTGTTGCTTTTACATCTGTTGAATAACCGCTCATAATTTTTATCTCCTTAGTCGTGAGCTCCCGAAGGAGCTCACATTATTTTATTACTGTAAGTTATTATTTTGTTGATACAAAATAGTAGCTCTAACTTCGCCATCAGTTGTAGCACCAGTACTCGTCCACGTCAGTTTTAGGTCTGCAGTTCCTGTATCAGCCCAAGCCAATGCACCACCAGCTTCTGTTGTTGGATATGCTCGTCCAACCCCTGAAGCGATTGTAATTGAATATGAGTTGAGCAAAGAAGCATTCCCGCCAACTGTATCCCCAATACTGAGAACGCACGTAGCACCAGCCATTACTGTAGGCTTATCAAGTACTATGTCAATGATTTGTGAATTAGCTGGAATAACAACAGTAGTAGTGTTTGCAGTAGAAGCTCCACTATCAAGAGTGTCGCTTGTTGTAAACGTCTGTGCCATTACAACTTGTCCAGTATTTTTTACATTCGATCCTAAAGTAGTACCAGTTGTATTAGAAATAGTACCAGCTTTAATAGGACCGGAAAATGTAGTTGTTGCCATGATTATAATCCTCCTAGTTAATGAATGCTATCTCTAGGCCGTCGACTATACGCGTTAGCATTCTATTAAATAATTGTATAGTGATTAATTTATAACGCAGATTTTCGTTCAGCGCAAGGTATCCCTGCGGTTTTGTATGATTTTTGATAGCGCTTAAGTGGCTATCGAAACTTCGGCCTGGGCCTGGTGTATTTTAGTTTGAAGCGTTTGTTCTTCAAACTCTTTGGCAATGATTTCTTTAACAATTTCCTGAATTTTTTTATCGATATGTCCCATGTGTAACGTATATCTACCTTCCTTCAGGTGCTCCTGTTGCCACTCTAGTTCCAAGGACCGTTTCGTATTGTATAGGTCTTCGGTCATCGCTAACCTCCTCATAGGTTATCCATTTACGATCTTTCCTCGTAAATCCATTAGATTCAAACTTTACCTCATTTTTTCCCAGTTTGTCAAGGATTGATTTTTCGATACCTTCAGCTGAATCTTCGGCTGAAACATTAAAATCAGCAGAATAGCCGTAAGCAAGAATCTGTACTCGGAAGTTTTTCATAGTGAAATTCTGTCTTTATCGTCAAAATGGGGCGGTTTTGAGGCCGCCCCATTAATTTTCTTTAAGTATTACGCACCTTCGACACCGAAGATACCTCTAGGGTCAGATACGCCAAAAACGTATCTTGCTCTAGCTTTGTATCTAACGTTGCCAGTGTCAAAGTCCCCTTCCATCTTAGTAGTAAGAGGAGCTCTGTCAAAGTGTTTCATACCATTAGGTACATCTGTAGTAATGTACCAAGCATCAGTATCTGTAAGGTAGTTATTCACTCTATAACCTTGAGGAATCATACCCATAGATTTGACTGCATTGATATCATTATCAGCAGTTCCAACTCTACCTTGAGATTTCATCAATCTCTCAGCAGTGAACTGACCAGCAGATGGGACAATCATCTTCACACCTTTAGCAGCAATCTTTAAACCTCTTTCATCAGTCATTGCAGCGATATCAATTAACGCTTGCTCTAATGAAGTTTCGTTTAAATCCGCTTGCGTAGTAAGAGTATTTGAAAATACTCCTGCTATCGTTGGGTGTGCAGTACTAAATAATGAAACGTTATCGCCTGAATCATAGTTATCCGTTGTCGGTAACCCTTGAATCAGAGGAAATACTGCTTTCACTTGTTTAGTGTTTGCCATCGATCTTGCTAGTGCTTTTGTGTAACGAGAAGAAAGTTTGTCGTACAGGTTATCTTCAATAGCTTCCTCAGTGATAGCAAAAGCGAGAGCAATAGTCTCGTTAGTGTATCTTGCTGTGAAAGTTTCTTGCGCTTGGTCAAAAGCAACCCCAGTTCCTTCTGGTTTTACTAATGCGTTAGCGAAACCTGACAACATAACTTCTTCTTCAAAAGCTCTGTCAGATGACTCAGTCGTATAAATCTCCGCCGACTGATTTTCGTATTGTTTGTACTCCAGGCCAAATAAAGCATTTAAACCTGGCTCTAGTTCTTTAACTAGTTGATTACGTGATATTGCCATAATTTAACTCCTTATATCCCTGCTATGTTGTTACCTAGAATGTGACTACAGATCATAACTCTCCAGACGCTTCCTGCGACTGAGACGTCCTGATTCTGCGTATCTCTAGTTATGCCTAATAACTTCACTTGGTTTATTGCAGTCGTTACCGCGCCGATCGTGAAACCCGAAATGTAATTCGGTGCTCCAGAACCAGCTGAGTCTACGATTGGTGCAGTTCTTCCTGCATCAGCCTGCGTAAGTGATGTTAATGCTGTTCTCATTTCAAACATTTGTTGTGGATCGTCATTGACGAGCACTGTGTGATCTGTTGCAGCATTATTAGGCGCCCAGTTGGACCATGTTGGCTTTTGAGTACTCGGATCAGTATAAAATGAGCCGTTTAGTGAACCTAGTTGATTAACTATTGCAATACCTGCAGTTGCTACTGTTACGTAGCCTGTTGCAGCAAGCAATACTAAGTCATGATGGTCGATTGCTGTTGTTGACGCAGCTTTCTTCCATTCGCCTAAACCGGCGTTATTGTCATTCTGACCGACTTTTCTGAGAGGTCTCAATCCGAAACCTGTCGTACTTTGGTTAGCCATATTGTTTCTCCAAATGTAGACCATTATTCATAGTCTACGGTTAATTAAATTTCGTTGGTTGAATGTTAAAAAATTAACGTTTCCTACCACCGAAGGTTGTACGAGACTGTCGATCAATATTGATCGGCATACTCTTATGCTGTTCCTTCATTAAATCGTTGTCTACTGCATCCATCTGATCTTGTCCTAATTTGGAAAAGTATTCAGATCTTTGCTTCGCGATCTCTTCTGGTACCCTTGTCAGCACAAGGCCTCCGTGCCCGATCACCCCTGCATACTTGCCATCTGATATTGCTGGATAGTCATCTTCAGGATATTCGTCGGCTCTTACTAACTCATACCCGGATCTTAAGCGTCCTTGTATGTTTTTCGTGTCGAGAAATCCCATGATTTCTACCCTGACCCATCTGTGTCTAAATCCAGTTGGCGCGTTGGGCGTATCTAAGTACGATGGTGGAGTCCAAACTTTCTTACGTTGTTCTTTAGCTCTAGTCTGGCTCGCACGGGAAGTAGTTTTTTTATCTTCGTTTGTCATATGCTATTCTCCCTCCGTGAGTTTTACTTGTCTTGCATACTCTTCTAGTGGCACACGCAATTTTTTAGCGATTGCTACTTGTGAAGGTGTGAGTTTCACTTTTTGGCGATTAACCCTTGGACTACGCGTTGCAGAAGCAACGTTTTGTACAGGCTTATTAATCGTTTTTTCTACAGTATTACCAAATTTTTGGGGGAATTCAAGTCTTATTCTTTTATCAATCTCTTCATAATAAGAATTCGACTTTGGATCATACCCTTCTTCTTCAGTAAGTTTTCTATGTAGATCAAAAGCGGTGTAGGTCATGGCGTTGTCTTTGCCAAACCATTCATTTTTTTCCGCCCAATCCTCTGCTTTGGGATCTGCTGGCGGGGTTTGTTGAGTAGGATACTGAGCAGCGGGCCCTTGCTTCCTTGTATTTTCTTTAGCAGTTTCTTCCATTTTTTGTCTGCTTTTAATTTCTGCAAGTTTGCCTTGTTCATATCCTAATTGTGAGATGGCCGTTAAAGCTTCAACTTCAGCTTTTTTATCGTCCGCTTCTCTAGAAGCACCGAGTTTAGCTTGAGCTGCCGCTAAAGATGATTGAATTCTATTTTCCATTTCTTTGGCATAGTCTCGATCCAAAGTTGTGGCAGTTTGAGTCAACTCATCTCGTTCTCTCATTACACGTTTAGCATAAGTGACAGCTTCTTCTTTTTGTCGCTCTGCTTCACGCATTTTTCTGGTAAGTTTAGCGATACGTTTTTTAACGCCCTCACTATACTCTTCCATTTCTTTCTTCTGTTCTTGGGGTTCTTCTTTTACTTCTTCCTTTTTAGCTTGGTCTTGGTCGTCCTTGCTATCTCGAACATCCACTGGCTCATCCAATTTCTCAGGTGTGTCAGCGGGCTTATCACTGTCTTGAGTAGTTTTTTCATCTTTTACTTCTCCTCCTTCAGCTTTTTTATCTAAATCAACTTCAGTTGCTTTTTCATCAGCATCACCGACATCAATTAAGTCTTCTTTTGGTTTTACTTCTTCTGGCATAGTTCCTCCCTATGATTAAATTTCATGGAATATATCTTCAGGGTTTTCCACGGTCGCTAGAACTTCATCATCATTCAAAAGCCTAACTTCACCCCCATCTATTTTCATTCTGGATCCAGCGTATCTAGCAAAAATAACCCAGGTTCCTTTTTTACACCAAGGTCCTTCAGGAAATCTTTCTTTATCTCTATACGCATCGGGTCCTACTTCTAAAACAAGTCCGCAAGTCGATGCTACTTGTGAACGTTCTATAACGTCATCAGTTATAAGAATACCACCTTTAGTTTTCTCTTTCATTTTGAAAGGCAAAACTAAAAGTCTCCAACCAGTTGGTTTGGGCAATTTAGCGTGTTCGGATGTTAAATCTTTTTCTACTTTTTTAGGTTCTTGATCGTATTTTTCTTGAAGAGCGTCCCTATGTTTTGGGACTTCCTTTTGGTTTGATACTGATAACGGTTCCGTCACTGTCTTTTTGCTCCTTTTTTTCAAGCAGGCTGGATATTTCCTGACTCATGTACTGATAAGTACGTAATTGTCCTAACATATACTGATATTTCTCCATATTGTCAACACCGCCAGAAACCATAGCAGCTACGACATCATCATGTCTCATTTTGATGATTCTTCTTACCTTATCAACGAATACCATTTCTTCCATTATTTTTTTCTCCTTTTTGTCTTTTTCTTCTTTCCCTTAGGTTTACTACCATAAGCTTTTGTCCATTCTCGAGCGATCTTCGGCTCATTCTTCCATAGATAACGTCTTTGTTTTTCAGATTTAAACGGCATTATTCTCCTTTAGGAATTTCATAATCTTTCAATACTTGTAGTTTCTCTTCTGCGGATGCAATTTTATGGAGTTGGCAATCTAATTCTTTTTGATGATTAAGATGTTCACTCACAGCGACAGAATTTTCTAATAGCAATTTAATTGCTGCGTCACCCGCTGCAATGTCTGCCTCATATTGTTTCTCTAGTGCGTCTATTAAGACTGCTCTCATTAAGCTGATTTTCTTTCTCTCGCCATTTTCTTAAATGTCTTTGCTAAAGCTTTAGCTCTTCCTGTACATCCTGGTTTTGTAATAGGAGTACATTTTCCTTTCGTTCCTCTTTTCTTGATTGATTTGTTTACTGATTGA